GGGCGTCCCTGCCGGCCTGAGTGTTCGCGGTCACCCCAGGCGTCTTGCCCTGCTTGATCGCGTCGATCTGCTTCTGGATCGCCAGTATCTGCGCCTGCCCGGGCGTGATGTTGGCAGTCACACCCGGGGGCTTGCCCTGCTTGATGCGGTCGATACCCGTTTGCAGGGCAGCGATGACCGCTTGCCCGGCCGTCGAGTTGGCAGTCAACCCGGGGACCTTGCCTTGCTTGATGCGGTCGATCCGCTTCTGCATGTCCGCGATGTTCTTGTCGGCGGCAGCCTTGTCCACGTCAAGTTTCGTCGGCGGGATCTTCTTGGGGATGGACAGCAGCTTGTCGACATACGCGGTGACAGCGGCACGGTTCACCCCGTGGGCGACGGCGTTGTCGATGATCTGCTGGCGCATCGTGACCATCTGCGCGCGCGCCTTGCCTGTGCTCTCTGCTAGCCCGCCGTTGGCCTCGACCACGGCCTGCAGGTTCGTGACCTGGCTGTTCAGTTGGCCGCGCAACGCCACCGACGCCGAGGACATGTTCCCGATGCTGGTCGTGGTGAAAGTGATCTTCTTACCGGTGGCGTTGACGTGGTCACCCATGTTGACCAGCGAGGAATCGAAGGCGTTCTGCGCGCCAGCAGCAGAGAGCGCCTTGCCGTTCAGTAGGTCGAGGCTGTTCTTCAGGATGCCCGCGGCGTCGTTCTCCAGGTACATTTTCGCGGCTGCCTGAGCGGCGGCGTCGGCGGTCGTCTTCTGCCCCGCAGTGGCGAGCACCAACGCGGCAACCGTCGTGCCCGCTGTGGCCGCCACCTTCTGCTGCGCGGCAGCCGCGGCAGTCTGTGCGGCAGCCGCGGCCTTCGTTGCGGCAGTGCTCGGCGCGATCGCGGCGGTCTGGTCTTTCCAGGTTTGGATCCCATTCTTGAGTGCGGTGTTCTGTCCACCCACTGCCTTCGTCAGCTTGTCGGCTGCTACGCCGTTGTCCGTGATCGCAGCCGAGCTCTTACCTATGCCCCGCAGAGACGCCGCCAGTGCATCGCTGTATGGCTTGGTGGCAGCGGTCACCTTCGCGATGGCATCCGCGTTGCCGAGCGCGGCGTCGGTGACGAGAGGCAGGCTGATCCCGAACTGCCGTGCCGCCGCGAGCGCGCCCGAGTCCGACAGGTTCTTGACTGCCATCTGACGGACGTTCTCGTCGATGACACCGTTGGATGCCCGCAGCGCGTCGGCGTAGTCGTTCGCGGCCTGCGTGTTCGCCCGGGTCGCGGCCGCGTTCGCGGTGAAGATGAGCGTTGCAGCAGTGATCAGGATGCCGATGGCGCCGGAGGCGATGTTCAGGGCCCGCATCCCGATGGCGGCAGTCTCAGCCGAGACACCAACAGCCCGGAGAGCGGCGCCGACGGCGGTGATCCCGCCGCTGAGCAGCGAGAACGTCTTGAAGCCGAGGTAGACCGCCACCGCACCCGTTGCCAGGACGGAAAGCACATCGACGGGGATGGCGTTGATCAGGTCCGAGAAGGTCCGCAGAATCCCAAGCGTGCTCGAGCCGAGCGGCGCCAGTGCTGCGACGAGGTGCAGGGCGGCGCCGACGATGTTCTCGATAGTCGCCATGACCTGAGGGAACACGGAGCGCACGTAGTCACCGAACGCGACGACACCGGGCCCGGACATGAGCGCAGCGAACCGCTGGGACAGACCCAGGATGTATACGCCGGCGTCGCGGGCGACGGGCTCGAGTGCAATGAACGCCGCGACGAGCCCAGAGACCAGCAGCCCAGCGGTCCGGCCTGTGATGACGGAGAACTCGCCGATGATGCCGTTCAGTGCGGGCATCTGGCCTTGCAGGGTGGCGACTTCCTTCTGGAACGGTGCCAGGACGCCGGCGGCAGCGGTGTGGCTCAGCGTGGTGAGGTCGCCGTCGAGGGTTTCCATCGTCGCGGTGTACGCAGCGCCCAGCGGCGTCCCTGCCTTCATCTCCTTGGAGATGCCGACGATGGCCAGGACACCCGCGGCGCCCATCGCACCGAAGCCCACCGCGAGACCAGCAGTGCCGGCGGCCAGGGGGACAATCGCCGGGCCGAGACCGACGATGGCCATGGACAGAATGCCCATGCCCTTGCCCGCCTGCTGGCTGGACGAGGCCACCTTCTTGTTACCCGCGTCGACCTTGTCCTCAGACGCGGCGACAGCAGCGAGTTTCGTCTCGGCGGCGGCCGTATCGACCTTGACCTTGACGTCGACGTTTTTGCCGTCGAGTTTGTCCGCTAGGGCCATCGCCTTCGCGATGCCCGCCTCGAAGTCGGTGATGTTGAGGCGAAGCGTCCCGATTATCGCGCCCGCATTGGTCTCAGCCACGACTAGCCCCCCTCGGGTTCTTTGGCGAAGTGGCGGGACAGCCGGGTGTCAGCGACCATCAACCCAGTCAGGTACGCGAAGAACACCGACCACGTCAGGGACTGATCCGTCTCGGCGTGCAAGCGAATCCCGTACTCAGACGCGAAATCAGCCACGATCAGCGGCCACTGTTCGAGCACGGCAAGGACGGTCAGCCCTTCGTCGTCACCGCCGCCTTGCGGGTCGAAACCCTCGGGGAACTCGTACCACTCGAAGAGGCCCGTGAACGGGTCTTGGGTGCCGCGACCGTACTGGACTGCTTCGGCTGCTCGGTCTCCGTCTGGATGGCCGCCTGAACGGCGGCCAGTGCTTCCGGGGGGATACCACTCTCCCAGACCTTCTCGGCGGCCTCACGGCCAAGCTGAAAGTCGGTCAGGGTCGCAAACGCCACCCGGTTCATGGCCTCCAGTGGCGCGTCATCCGCCTTCATCTGCGCCCACACATCGCCTAGGACGAACTCCCAGAGGACGTCCGCGTTCTGGTTTTCCATCGTGTGGTCGGTGCCGTTGAGCATCCCGGAAAGGCGCGTGCCCTTCAGGTACCCGATAGGCGGGATCGTGTAGCTGTGTTCCCCGACTGGGAAGATGAGAGGCTCGGGGGCGACCTGCTCAAACGCCTTGAGTGGCATGGATGTCTCCTTGGCTGTCGGCTGTGGGTGGCTGTTGAGGTGACGCGGGCGACCACAGCCGAAGCCGCCCGCGTCACGTTCAGGTCAGGTGCTAGGCACCCCGCGTGTAGCTCAGGGAGTTCGACACGCCCACGGCGTTGGTGACCGTGACGTTCGCCGAACCGGCCGAACCGGCCGGCATGACAGCGACGATGGACGAATCCGACACGACAGACCACGTGGTCGCGTTGGTCGCACCGAACTTGACGCCCGTCGTGGCGACCGTGCCGGTGAAGCCCGTACCAGTGATCGTGACCACGCCACCGACAGCGACCGCGGTCGGCAGCGCCGACAGGATGAGCGGAGCCACTGCAGCCGTACCAGGGTTGGCGATGACGGTCAGCACGCCGTCACCGGTCAGCACGATCGACGCGGAGTCACCGTCAGCGACACCGTCCTTGGACCGCGCCCAGGCCGCTAGAGCGACACCCTGGCCCGCTTCCGGGCCACCCTGCTTGTCGTACCAGCGGACACCGAGCCGGGCACCGTCACCGGTCTGCCCGACACGGGCGCGCACAAGCTCCTGACCCGGGTCGTACACGCCAGCAGCGGTCCTGCGCCAGAAGTCCGCAGTGACGGCCCAACCGTTGCCGATGACCTCGTTCGCGTCCCAGCCATCGGTGTCGTACGCGGACGTGTCGATCGTCTTCGGGGTCACGTCCGGCTTGAAGGAGAAGATGCCGTTGAGCTGAATCCAGCCCCCAGCAAGGATCAGGTCGGCAGTGACGTCGACCCGGAACTTCCGGGCCAAGGCAGTAGACATGGTGAGCCCTTTCTGTGGGCGTTATGAAAGAGCCCCATGACGGTCGTCGTGAGGCCAGATGGTGCGACTGTTACCAGGGACGCCCTGGTGTGATGGGCGTATCGACATCGAGTGCGAAGGAATCGCTTCGCATCGACCGTTTGTTGGCGTCGACGCCACCCGAGGCGCTGATGACCCGAAGGGCCTGCACCACGTGCGCGGTGCCGAACGTCAGATCCTCGGCGCCCT